AGAAAGTTATTCTTGACGAATGGTTGTCTTGGAGGGAAGGTCACAACGAGTGAGGTTGCATTAGCTGCAGTGATATAGTCCTGACTTGGGGTCAGGATATTACTGACATACTGTCCAACGGACGCGGGTACATCTCCAGATACGGGTGTATAGGAGTAGACCGCGGTGGTGATGTTCGCAGTTTTGACCCTGGCTGAGGTGAATGCATACACAGTAAAGTTATTTTGGAAAGAGACTGGCTGTTGGGGAGGAAAGCTTAAATTCAATATGTTAGATGTTGACTCAAATGAAATCACATTCTGAACTGGACCCCAGTATGGAAGAATGTGACCCCCCAAATTTGTAGTTCCCTGTATATTCGCGTAGAGAATCGAGCTTGGGTCTGGACCTATAAGGTTGGACACAAGCATTTCAAGTCGAGACACATTGAGAGTTGAGACTGTTGCAGTTTGTCCACCGTTATACGTCACACTCAGATTCGAAAAACTCTGGGGTTGCTGAGAGCTTATAGTGACTGTCACATCCGACGGGTAGTCAGACATATTGAGCACAGTTGCCGTCCCGAATCCTAAACCACCTGTGAAATTAAGCACATCATTGACCGCCGGTACCCCTGTAGGGCTGAAAAAGGCGATATTAGATGTAGTGATGTTAACTGTCGATAAATTAGAGGTTGTTGTTGAGAAGAATACATTTACTGGATTGGTGAATGAGAATGGTTGGCGACTTGATACATTGACAGAGATTGCAGACGGGAACACGGTTGCGACATTGGCCGTGAATGGGAGACCATAAACGTTTCCGTAAGTAAGACCACCATATGGACCATCCGTAAACTCGAGAAGAGTGGTGTTAATGTCAGCCAAGTTGGTTGTAGCCACGATATTCGATATGAACATGGTACCTGATTCACTGAGAGGCTGCTGTGTGATGATATTAGCAGATACAACAGATCCACTCACGCTCGCTACATTAGGGGTTGATGTCACGTTGAAAGTTGTATTGGCAAAAAAGATATTCATGCCTGGGAAGATGGAGTTGGCTATGAATGATGGAGTCGAGGTGACTGTAAACTGAGTCTGTGTAATGTCTTCTGTTGAAACGTTCGAATAATTTACAAAGGATAGAGTATTAGAAATAAAAGAGGTTGGTGGCTGAGACGTAAAGTTGAGTTTTCCATCTGTCGAATTGTATATATTTGCAGTTACGGTGCCGGACAGTCCAGTGTTGTACACGAGCATACCATCAGTCAGTGTCTCGACATTACCTGTATATGTGAAGGCGAGATCAGTCACTGGATTGGTTGAATACGTAGTGGTTATATTCGAGTAGTAAACAGTCTGATTGAATGACTTGGGTTGCTGGGATGTAAGTTTTACGTAAATCTCAAATAGGCCACCTCCATACGAGTTCACTATGTTCACTACATTAACCGCTCCAGTGTATCCAGTGTTAAACACATTCATCCCGTTAACTGGGGTGACATACAGAGATGTCACTGGAGAGAGAATAGCGTTAGTGATGTTTTCTGTTATGGCATTGGCAATACAGTTTGCAAAGTTGATATGCGTCACAGTGGTGACTGGTTCAACATATTGCTGGGTAATCAGATTGGATACAATATATTCCGTGTCAATAACGTTAGATGTCCTGACCAGACCAATGTAAGGGGTTCCGTATATGAACATTTCACTGTTCAAAGAACCTTGAAGGTTCGATAGAGCCATGGCGACATTGGAGATTTCGTTATAGGTTGCAAAGATATTGGAAGGTGTCTGTTGAGCATTGACGATGACGTTTGATCCATCTGTAAAGTTGAATTGGATACTTGGTGAGTATCGAAGAGTCTTGATCCATCCTGGCCCAGGTGTGTACACCGAAGGGAGATTCACCTTGAGAGACAATCCGCGCAAAAAATCACCCTTGTAAGGGATTCTGCAAATTGCGTTTCCACCGGACGCGAGTGGGGGATTGTTAAAAGGAACCTCAAATGTGTTGAGGAGAAAAGACGAATGAGACTTGTAAATCGTTGTAAAGTATGAAACATCAGGAGTACCGTTAATATATACATCCTGTACACCCTCAGCTGCTATTTTAAGCCACCCAGCTGATGACATTACTAATGGTTGCGCGTATTTTTTTAACAGTCAAAATCCCCTTTATAGTAGATGAACCTGCAGCTCAGGAGGTTCGACCCTACCAAGATTGCGGATGACAAGGTGTGTATTTTCATAGGAAAGCGTGGGAGTGGTAAATCGACTCTCGTGACTGACATCCTCTGGCACAAGAGACACATCCCAGTGGGTGTAGTGATGAGTGCAACCGAGGAGGGTAACCATCACTACAAGCAGTTTGTTCCTGATCTATTCATCCATGGGGATTATCAGAAGGAGACGGTTGAAAAGATTCTGGCTCGACAAAAGACGCTTGCCAACCTGAATAAGGTTCAGCCAGCCTTTCTTCTTCTGGATGACTGCATGTACGAAAAGAGTCGAATGAAGGACTTGTGCATCCGGCAGACATTTTACAACGGTCGACACTGGAAGCTCTTTTTCATGTTGACTATGCAGTACTGCATGGACCTGCCCCCGGACCTCAGAGGGCAGTGCGACTATGTATTTGTGTTTCGCGAACCAATTGTGCAGAATCGGAAGCGCCTATACGAAAACTTTTTCGGCATCTTCCCAAGCTTCGAGATGTTTGAGCAGGTGCTGAAGGTTTGCACAGAGAACTACGAATGCCTCGTGCTCGATAATACGAGCAAGTCAAATAAGATTGAGGATTGTGTGTTCTTTTATAGGTCTCCTATACGTAAAAACTTTCGGATAGGTAGTCCAGCAATGTGGAGGTTCCACCAGAGCAATTACAACCCCCGTCACGCTCAGCTCCCAGCAAGTATGGCTGAAGTCCAGAAGAAGAATACACCTAAAATAGTAGTTAAAAAGGTGGGCTGATGTTACATTAGATGCAGATCTTTGTAAAGACTCTGACTGGAAAGACTATCACACTCGAGGTGGATAGTTCTGACACGATTGCAAATATGAAGGCGAAGATCCAAGACAAGGAGGGGATCCCGCCAGATCAGCAGCGTTTGATTTTTGCTGGTAAGCAGCTCGAGGATGATCGCACCCTAGCTGATTACAATGTACAAAAAGAGTCTACTCTTCACCTCGTACTCCGACTTCGCGGCGGAGCCCAGTAAAAACTTTGACATTCAAAACTAATGGTTGAACTCGTACCAATCGAACCTTCCCGCCCTCAAGGGGAGACACAGAAACAGGAGCAGGTTATCCCCCCTCCCGTCCCTGAGCCACGTCTATCTGAAAAAAATAATGACCGTAATGTAGATATGGAGTTCTCTACAGCTATTCAGGATGTCATGGGTTCGGCCGATTTTGAGCCCGAGGAGATGACAATGCCAGTTGACGAGCGTCTTGTTCAGCGTGTTCGCAAGGAGAGCTACCGATCAGAGAAGGAGATTCCCGAGTCGGTAGCCACAGCATCCAAGAATCCATTTGGACTGACTGATGACCAGCTGCAGGCGGCACTTGCCGGCATTGCCGCAGTCATTGCATTTTCAAAGCCAGTTCAGGACAAGATTTCAGAAGTTCTGCCACAAGTTATTGGCCAGGGGATGATGAGCCAGGCATTCATGTTGGCTCTTACTGCAGTCATCTACATGCTTGCGAAGAAGTTCCTTGGCGGCAAGCAGTAGAAAACATATGAACTATAAAGTTTGACGCGATGGAGAGAATCAGTACATCTCCAGTCTTTCGGACAATAGTCTTGATTACATCATCAGGATCACGGAACGATACGGAGATATGAGGCATTATTTATTAAACGTCACTAGTCTCTAATCTCACCGTCACAAAAGGTCTTTGCGCCTATACCTTGGTAAATACCCATATCGATAGCAACCCTCTTCAACTCTCTCAGATTTTCCCAAAACTTGCTCGAGTGATCATACTCTGTCACCGTCATATGAGCAAGCTCGTGGAGAAGAACATGCATGACAGAGTTGAGGTCGCCCTTCAGGCATAGGAAAATCTCATGCCCCTTGTTAACATTGTATCCGACATCGCCTTTGGGTCCCTGCTTCTGCATACCCGTCAGAATCACATCCTGCTGAAGTTGTGGAAACTGTCCAGTTGTAGCGAGCTTCCTCCGCAACAGTACATATTTTTCACGCACCGCCGACAGTACTGCTGGTTCCCTGTGTGATATCAGCAGAGCCATGAGAATGCCAAACAGAATCAGCTTATTCATCTACCTTAGGCGTTTAAAAATAAACTGAGAGTAAATGTCTGAAATTAGACCAGTAGTCTTGGGTAACATATCACCCCAATACACAAGCTCAAACCCA